CAACCATTGCTTGGCTGAAGTCGCCCATAAGGACGGCAGAGCAGACGCCGGAGCTGGTTCCCTTGGTCAGGTTGCTAGGAACCTGATTGGTCACATACAGGGGATAGCCGTTCACAGTGGCAGGAGTGCCGCCGCGTCCGATTGCATCCAGCTGATCGTTGACCAGATAGGCGCCGTCAGTGGTGGTGGAGCCACCAGCGCGAAGTTTTTTCAGCTCAGCCAAAACCTTGGCGTTGGTTACATAACCGATCGCGTCGCGGTTGACCGCGCCGTTATCAATCAGCACCTGCTCTTCAAGATCCACAAGTGCATCAACGGTGATTGCTCCACCATTGGTTCCCATTGCCACCGAGCCGATGCCAGAGGTGTTGAGGATGCCAGTGGGCTGACCGGAAGAACCGGAGCCGTTAAGGATGCCCAGATCGATACCCAGGTTGATGCCGTCGGTCAGGTCACGACGAACCAGATCTTCAATGCCGGGGGTGGCTTGAAGCAGGGTCTGGCGGCTGTACTTAGACAGGGCTGCCAGGTTCTTTGGCGAAAGAGTTACTTGGTCGAATGTCGACTCAGACTGCGTGATTGCAGTTGTCTCAGTGCTCAGGTAATACGTGGAAGCAACACCAGAGCGACGAGGGATCGCAACATCACCGACAAGGCCGGTCATGGTGCGAACGCCAAGGTTCAGCATCACGGAGTTGTTCCGCAGTGCTTCGATGAACTCATCGGCCATCAGATCGGTGGCAACCAAGTTGCCGCCAGTGGTGGCGCCTGAAGTGACGTACGTAGCCCGTTTGCTCAGAGCAGAGAAGGGAACAAAGAAGCCACGCTTTCCAGACTGAGAAAATCCGGATTGCTGCTGAACCTCTTGGCTCAGTTCGCGGACAAGACCAGCCTCACGGGATGACCAGTCACCGTTAAGGGCGGCCCGGATGCCAGCGGAGATGGAGTAAGAAGCAGCGTCACGCTGATCAAGCTCGACAGGCTTAACAGCTTCGACAGGCTTAGCGCCAAGCTTCTCAAGGACAGCAGCGCGAGCTTCATCGATTGAACGGCCAGACTCGACCATTTGACGGCCCATCTCCTCAAAACCATGCTTTGAGCAGAGAGCAGAAATGCCAGCAATGCGGGAACGCTCAGCCTCGGCGGCTTCGGCCCGCACCTGCTGCAGGTTGGGTGCAGTGTTTTCCATTTCAGGAACAGGATTGATAGGTGCTGCCGAGGCAGCTTGTTCGGTTTTGGGCTCCAGTTGGCGCCCAATCCCTACTTGGTGAGGATCAGCCGGAATTGACACGATGCTCACCTCATAAGGGGTCCAGGTCGTGGCGACAAAATCGCCACTTCCTCGTTCTTCCATTTTGTCAATGGAATAGCCGAAAGAGACGTTTCTAAGAACGCCATCCTTCACATCGCTCAAGACCTCTTGAGCGAAAGCGTTCCGACTGAATCGCACCCTCGCATAACCTTTCCGCTTTTTATCATCCAAATAAGCCTTTTCAACAACACCAATCACTCGATCAGGGTCATGATTGAAAAGCAATGGAGCACTGTCATTCAGTCTGCTGAGATCAGCCGAGCCTGGATCATGGCTTAAAACCTCTTTTCCAAAATATCGCTCGACTGGGTATTCAGAACTGAAAGGAAACTCATAAATTCGATCTTCCACTTCATCGAAGGCGGTCATCTCACTCCGCTGATAAGTCTTGCCAGTTTTCCAACGCAAGGACTCAATTTTGGTTAAAGCAGAGAACAAATGACCGACCTGAACATCAGAAGGCTCCCAACCGTCATCGCCTTCTCGGTAAACAGTAATCAGGGCCGCTGGATTCTCTTCGGTCCCAGTAATGGTGAAATCTGACTCAGGGACATCGATCTGAGCATTGGTCTCAATACGATCAATCTGGCCTTGTGATTTTCCGCCAGATGATTGCCATTCGACGAAATCGCCGACGCTCAATTCACCTGGCTCCGCGCGATTCGCGTCCATACTTCTATCTAGGATTTCTTTAATTCTATCCGCTTTGCTTTCCGACCAACTCTGACCAGCATCACCACCCCAAGCGGCCCAAGCAACACGGCCAGGAGATGGATAACCATCTTCCCCAGGGCTGAACCCTTCGGCTTGCTTGTCAACTTCATGACGTGCAAAAAACGAGTTCATCTGCAGCACCGTGTCAGCGCTTAGCTCATCACCGCTCAAAATCTGACTGGCTCGCCTAGCTGCCACCTCAGTGCCGCCAGCCTCACCGTCAGCCTTCCAATCGCGATAACGCTGAGCCTCCTCCCTCATGCCTTCAGTCGGCATCAGGTTAATCTCAATCCCTTCAATCGTTGCCATCTTCGTCAGCCTCCTCTGCCATTGGCAGTTCAGTGTCGTCGAAGGCAGGCTCAGCGCCTAACCCAACAGCGGGCTGCGATCCACCTCCGCCGTTCACTTCGCTGGGGTCAGTATCCAAAATGATGCCCATCTCATCAGCCATCGCAAGCTCTGATTGACGTTGGATCAGCAAATCATTTAAATCGCCGCCCTGTTCCGCAACAACATCTGAAAGCGTCTTGAATCCACAGCGAACCGCTTCCTTGTAAGCCCTGACCTCTTTTTGAGGATCAATCCATCCCCATGCCCTAGGGCACCACTTCACGCGGCGGTAACGGTCGGGCATCTGCTCATAAGCGGGCAGCTCTAGCTTTCCGCCAATCACCGCCATCTCAAGCCATGCTTCAAACACTGGCTGATGGAAGTTTTCGATCAGATAGCGCTGAATTGACTTCCAATTCTCACGATCCTCCAGCAATGCCAGCCGGCTGCTGCTGTAGTTGGTTTGGCTGTAATCGCGAGAAACCGTCTCATAAGAGGTGCCAACACCAGCAGCCATCGCCCGAAGCATTGCCCGAGTAAATGGCTCAAACTGGCCATCCGGTGCATCGAGCTGCGGCACCGTGACATTTTCACCCGGCTGCAAATATCGAAAGACCCCGGGCTGAAAGTTTTGGACACGCTGATCATCGATGATTTCATCACCCATCAGCTCACCCTCTGGGCTGGTGATGAATCCCATTAGGCTGCTCGCTGCCCGTGCTCGGACCACCTCGGCCTCTTCATAGCCACTCAGGTGGTGCATCCGCTTAATCGCAGACGCAAACCAAGTCACGCCACGGGTCTGACCAGGCCGTTCACTAATGAACAAATGCAGGACTTCGTCGGCTGGCAGCATTAGATGACGCTTGCCGGGCCTGCCATTAAATGGCGCGTCGCCCGGATGCTTGGCAAGAAATGCATATTGAATAGGCCGACCAAACTCATCAACCTCAACACCCATCCGCCATTCATTGCCAGGTGACGTACTGCGGCCGTTGTATGTCTCGTCGAGCTGATCAGCCTCGATCACCTGCAGCGCGAAAGGGACCTTGCTTCCGCCGAATGGTCGACGGATCAAACGAACGAAAACTTCGCCGCTCTCACACATCGCGCCAACAACCATCCGCTCAATATCGGCGAAGCACAGCCGACCAGAGACGTCGCAATAGCTTTTATAACCCCAATAGCTCCAAGCACGTTCAATCTGATCATTGATCGATTCGTCTAACTTGCCGCCGCGTTGCATCATCACTCGGCCTTGCAGCTTGACACCGGTTCCGATGACGTTATTTACCACAGCCCGCTTGGCCTGCTTGGCATAATCAGAATCACGCACTAACTGCCGGGCGCGATTCCGTAGCCTGCTCAAGCTGCCGTTGATCTCAGCGTCAGCGCTGGTTCCATTAGCGATCCAATCGCTCAATAACCTCCCCGTCGTGGCGCCGTCATAAAGGCGACGACGTGGCCGACGGATGGGCTCAAATCCAAGAGCCTTGAAGAATTGAGTGCGGAGGCCCATCAGAATCGAACAAAAACAGCGTGAGGATTGCCTTTCCCGTTAGCGATCATGTCGGCTGCTCGCTCACGTTTCACCTCAGCCTTTAGCTTAGATTCAAGCGCAATCAAATCGGCTAATTCATACTTCTGCAGGTTTCGACCGCCGATGGTATAGCTTTTGACTACGCCGTTTGTAATGATCGCGCGAATGGCACTTTGAACTGAAGCCAGATCAGTTTCAGCCTGGCTCCTTCCGTCGTAGGCACTCGGCAGACCAGTGTAATCAAGGGCTTGCAGGACCTCCAGTTGTCCCGCGCCCAACGTTACTGTTTCGCCGCTATACGTTGCGACGGCCTGCCAATACCAATCACCAGCATCAAAGTCAGCGCTGGTCGTTGCCGAAATCGTGAATTCCCAGCCATTGCCATAGGCAGTTCCTACAACTGTTGCGCCTTCGTGGCTTGCATTTGTTCGTAGGTAATAAGTCAGCGTCCAATCGCCGCTAGTAATCGCGTTGCCCAGATTGTCCTGACTGGCATCATCTCGCCACTTAATGGTGTCGCCTGCCCTGATTTTTCCGGGGATGTTCACGTCACCAACTGCTTACGAAATTACCAGCCGAAGTGGCTTCGGCTTTCTTTGATCTTAGCGGTGCTGCATTTGGTTCCTCTAACCTTCGCTCGAACTGATCCCAAATCGTCCGGCGATCCCTTCGTTGATACAAATAATTCAACCCCGCATAGGCATAGACCAACGTATCTAACGCCTCATTCCTAGCGTTTGGTTTCTTCACCCATTCCCGAATCGGAAACCCTCCGCGATTGTATTTCATCACCTGTTTTTCTGCTGTCAGCTGCTTGAAATACTCCTCAGACGCATCCATCGGAAAATGCAAATAACCTTCCCCAGGCTCATTGTGTTTCAACCTTGCGAACAACGTTGTCTTTGCCGTGTCAGTGCCAACACTGAAAACCATGGCACCTCGTTTCATCGTTCGGCCTTTGCTATTGATGTCAACCTTCGCTCCCTTGCCGATCACCGCTTTATTTCTCTGGCTGGCTCCTTTGATCGCAATCACGTTCTGCCGAGCCCTTTCCCTTGCGAACTGATAAACCTCAGCAGTGAAGTGACCTCCAGAGTCGATCGCCACTACATCAGGGCGTAACTTCACACCGCTCGCATGGGGCCATTCTTTCAGCACTGCTTCATCAACTTGCTTCCATAAATCTGCTCTGCTTGGATCACCAAAAATCT